TCAACGGAGAACAATACAGCCAGGAAGTATCTTGCAAGCTAAATGAAGTCGACATGGGATGCAATGGCAACTATTATAAATTATCCTCGACTTTTTTTGGCAAATGCCAGAACAGCGATAAATTGTATGTATCTGCCTTTAAAAATGGCGGATCGTGGACTGGTGTGACAATTAGAGGAATCTTTATTCCGGTAGATTAGGAGGTGGACTATGGCAGAGATTAAATATCTGGAAATCAACGCGGATGATCGCAGTATTATCATTCCGGAAGGAGAAAACCTTTTGGGCGTTGAAAATGACAATAAGGGTGTAAGAAAGTATTTTATATGCCCGAAAATCGTTGGGGACAACATTGATCTGACGAAATCGGACGTCTATATCAATGTGCAGAATGCATCTGGCGAAAAGTCCGGAAAAGACAGATACCCTGTCCAGAATATGACGGCTTCCGGAGACAATGTAACTTTTGAGTGGGTGCTGGAAAGAAAAGTCACCTCACACAAAGGCAGTGTTCGATTTGCGGTCTGCGTAAGGGAAAAAGGCTCGGAAAGAGAGTGGCATACCACTTTTGCTACCGGTAATGCACTCGAGGGAGAAGAACTCTTCGAGTCGGCAGAACTGGAAGCAAGAGGACAGGATTTTATCGGAATATTGACGTCTGATGCGAATGCGGATGCAAATAGTATTGAATCCGGAAAGAGCGCCTATGTGAATGGAAAGAAAATTGAAGGGGCGTTGACGAGCAAGAATGAAATTAAAGCAGTTACAAAAAAACGGAACTATCATCCACACCAATAATCATTCCGAACTATGGTCAGAGTACAACGCCGGTGCTTAAGCACACAATTGAAGTCTCTCTTGCAGACACAAGTAAACCAGTCCTGTTAAAAGGAGACGTTAAAAAAACGGTAGTGTACGACGAAGCAGGCAGTATTTATGGAGATGCAAAAGCGTCAGATGTAAGAGTCGGAAAAACATTTACGTCAAGCAATGGCGTGAAAATTACCGGAACGCTGGTAACTAGCGAGGTCAAGTACGGAACAATAACCGGAAAAGGAATGAATAGCCAAGCGATTGAAACTGGACTTAGCAATGTGTCGAGATTCATAATGGCGAGAAAATTTCCGAGCAGTAATGCTAAACACGGAATCTTGGCACTGGTGTATAAGGACGGAAAATTAAGCGGAATAGCTGGATTTATCGGAGCAGGCTACAACTCGGTGGATAACCACAGTATTGGTACGGTCGCAATAAATAAAGGAACCATAACTTACACGCCAAAAGCTGATGAAGATATGTCCGCGCTCACAGAGGGCGATACCTACGACTGGATTGCAATAAACGAATAGGAGGAATCAACATGAAAAGAAAAAGAAGAAAATTAGTAGCAATAATCTGCGCGCTCACACTAGCTCTTTCCAGTGCCGTACCGGTGATGGCATGTACGCCACCACTTAAACCACCGTCTGTCGAAATCCCAGATATTACTTTTCAGCCAGATGATGCTCTGAAAGAAGCTATCAGCAATGCAGCAAAAAACTGGATTGAGAAATGTATTCTTGAAAAACCAACAGTAAATTATGCTACTTATTTCAAAAGTACATCAAGATATTTTAACTATGCAGTTTTTTCAGCAAATTGGAACGAAGTAGAAAATGCTACGTCTTATAAAGTTAGAGTTACAAAAACAGATGGATCTTACAAAGAATTTGATACAACATATACATCATTTTATGCAACGAATTATACAGATGAATTTTTTGCTGATGGTATGGATGATGCAACCGTAATGGTAAGAGCTTACGGTGATAATGATACATTCGGCTGGTGGTCAGATGATACTAATATTGCGAGATTTGGATATTAGGAGGAGATAGCATGATAAGAGGCACCACACCTACGTTAGAGTTTACACTGCCGTTCGACACATCACTGATCGCGAAGATGTATATCACGATGACACAGAATGGAAAAACGGCTCTGGAAAAAACCTTGTCAGATTGCAACTGCTCCGGTACGTCCGTATCACTAACTCTGACGCAAGAGGACACGCTGATATTACAGCAGCAGCCACGATCACAGGCTGAGATACAGATAAGAGTGCGAACTACAGCCGGAGAGGCTCTTGCATCCGACATCATGAGCGTATACGTTGGCAGAATCCTGAAAGAGGGAGTGATTTAATGAGACTTGATGTAACATTTCGCGAACTTGAGAAAAAACTGGACGTGGATTTTCGCACTGGCAATGAGCAGATTAAGGTTGACTTTGAGCATTTACAGGTTGTTTCCGACAATGTTGGAGTGGATTACTACAAGGGCGATTACACGGTCACGCCAAAAGTTGAAAAACAAGAGCTTGCGACACGTCAAAAGTTTCTGACAGAAAATGTAAAAATCAAAGAAATACCATTCTTCGAGGTGTCAAATCTTGAAGGTGGACAGACTGTATTTATCGGAAAGGAATTGTAAAATATGAGTATCAATAAAGTAATATATGGCGGGAAGATACTGATTGACTTAACAGGCGATACTGTGACTGCGGATAAGCTGTTGAGTGGTATCACGGCACATGGAAAAGACGGCGAACTGGTCACAGGAGCGTGTACGTTCGACGTAGACTCTAACGATGCCACTGCCGCAGTTGCGGAGATTTTAAAAGGCAAAACCGCCTACGCAAGAGGTACAAAGCTTGTCGGCACGATGCCGAATAATGGAGCTGTGACAGGCTCTATCAAGACTCTGACAGACAGCTATGTGATTGCACAGGGCTACCATGATGGTTCCGGCAAGGTCGGAATCGATGCCACAGAAAAGGAGAAACTGACCGCTAATAATATCCGAGAGGGTGTGACCATCCTCGGAGTAAAAGGTACGATGAGCGGCAGTGAGGGAGTAAAGGCACAGGCTAAGACGGTCACTCCGTCAAGTGTACAACAGACCATTCTGCCGGATGCTGGATATACGCATCTGTCACAGGTTACAGTGGAAAAGATTCCGTATGTAGAATCCGAAAATTCTGCCGGTGGAACTACAGTAACGATTGGTTAGGGGTGATTGAGTATGGCTGTAAATAAAGTGGAATATGCCGGTAAGGTATTACTTGATTTGACGGAGGATACTGTAACTGCGGATATGATGGAAAGTGGCGCAAAAGCTCACGATAAAACGGGGGCATTGATAACTGGTAGTATTCCGGTTAATGACACGTTGACAAATGCCTCGATAAGCGAAAGTGACCTTGATTTTATTAAAATGCAGTCCTCTTACGGCGAATTACGTTTTGTAACAATTAATCCTAGGATATACCCAAAAAACGAAGAAAAAATGATATTAAAAGGAAACGAACAACGATGCAAAATTAGTGTCATTGCCAGCTATTTCGGAAGCACAAGCCCGGCAGACGTTCGCAAAGGTATTACTTTTACAAGTACAAATGGACTCAAAATTACTGGAACTGCTGACATGTCTGGTGGTATATCTAATAATAACTGCGAAGCGTATCTTGTAGATGTTACAAACCCAACGGTATCTTTTAATACAACATCTGGAACAATTAAAGCATACGGTTACGCTTATGAGACCACAAAATCACAGTGGGGTGGTTCTACTACTACAACTGTTTACGCTTTTAATGGCACAAATTATTATAAATCAGCATATTATGGTTCGCCAGCTGCAACAAACATCACACTTGGTGTTTCTGGAGGAAAGCTGACAGGACTACCGTCAGGATTAAGTGGTGGAACATTATTAGTTGTAAGGGGAATTTAGAAAGGAAGATTACAATGATGAATCAAATTATCACATTAATTTCAGGCAACTCATTTATCCGCATCTTACTGATCGCAGTAACTTTGGACACACTTCTAGGTGTCCTGAGAGCGATCAAAGAACATAAATTCAACTCATGCGTAGGTATTGACGGAGCAATCCGCAAGGCAGCTATGCTTTTCTCAGTGTGTCTGCTCATGGCTACGGACGTGATCATGCACATCAACATCTTATTCATGGTGCCGGAAACATACATTAAAATACTCGGAATCGAAAAGTTAGGCATCTGCGAATTTTTCTGTCTGCTTTTCATCTTATACGAGGCAGTCAGTATCCTCAAAAATATGACCTTATGTGGCTTACCGGTTCCGGCAAGCGCAAAGAAATGGATTCAGAAATTTCTTGAGGATATGACGGAGGAACTTCCGGAAGATGCCGTCAAAAACATTGAAATCAAAACAGAACCAAGAACTGAGGGCGAGTAAAATCGTCCTCTTGAAAGGAGAGATACTATGGCACATTTATTTGTTATAGCCGGTCATGGCGCCGGTGATTGCGGAGCAGTAGGATATGGATATACGGAGGCAGAGCGTGTACGTGCGCTCGCTTCCAGATTATCAGCATTAGGCGGTGGAAATGTCACGATCGCAGATATGAACCGGAACTGGTACGCAGACAATGGAATCATGAGCCTTAATATTCCGAAAGATTGGCAGATATTAGAGTTGCACATGGACAGCGCAGGAGCTTCGGCAAAGGGCGGTCATGTTATTATCAATTCCG